ATGCCATTCTAATTTTTGTTGTTTTTAATCCGTGTAGTTTTCAAATCACTGAGTATTTATTAATAAACGCAAAAATAAGCAGAAAAATTAACAATTAGATAAAATGGCAGCAGAAGAAACAATGATAAGAACGATGCCGTTCGAATACGAACCAAAAAGAGTTAACCGATTCTTTGCCGTATTCGATGACGCATTAGGAATTCAGGTTTGGAAAGTTCAAAAATTCAAAAGACCTTCGATGAAAATCAATGCAGTGCCTATTCAATATATGAATGAGCAGCAGCATGTTGCAGGTAGATACACGTGGGACACGTTGCAAGTGACATTCCTTGACCCAATTGGTCCAAGTACATCGCAGCAACTTATGGAATGGGTTCGTCTGCATGCAGAATCACTTACAGGTCGTATGGGTTATGCAGCAGGTTACAAGAAAGACATTACTTTGAAATCATTAGACCCAACAGGTGTTGAAGTTGAAAAGTGGTTCTTGGAACAATGTATGATTACAAGTATTGACTTTGGTGAGAATGATTATACGAATGATGAACTGACAAACATTACTTTGGAACTCCAACCTTGGAGATGCATCCTTAACTTATAAGAGGGTCACCCCCACCAAATCGACTCTCTTTATACGCAGAGTACGAAGCCATCCGAAATCGGGTGGCTTTTTTTATTCATTAAAAACTACACCAGTTGGTGTTATGGTGAAATTACATTTAATACATTGAATGGCTTGTTTTGGGACTGTGAAAATATCCAAAGTATTATTTTCTTCGTCCCACTTAAATTTCAAGTCAACTAATGTGCCGTCTTTCTTTAATTCCATTAGGCTCTGAACTACACCAATTATACTATTTGCTTTGTCGTTTGTCATAATATCAGTTTTGTGCTGCCAATTCAGCGATTCTGTCAGCTATTATCATATTGGCGTAATAACTTCTGTCCTTGGTTTCAATGATTTCGTAATTATCGTTATTATGACTGAACCAAACCACATATGATTTACCAAGTTTAATTCCTGTGTTCTTTTCTATGATTAATTTATACATTGCGAGTTGCAAACTGTAGATTTCCAAATCACTGTCTTCCAAAATCTGTAACTTATCACTAAAATGTCTAGACTTCATTTCTTTGTCGAACTTCTTATTGGTTTTCCAATCCCAGATTTGAAATTCTTTCATTCTCACGTTATAAAATAAAATATCGAGCATTCCACCGATTAACGAATCACTATCATATACAATCATCTCAGTTCGTATCGGAATCAGCTTTTCCTTGACATCATTATAGAAATTATCAACATGTCTTTTCGTAACCTCATATTCAGGGAGCACGGGGTCAAAACCGAATTCATCGAGAATCCATTGTTTTGGGTATGGGAAGACTTTGTTTAGGAATAGATTTTCGGCATAATCATGGATTGCCGAACCCTTCATAGTGCCTTTTTTGTTTATGAACTCCCATGCACGTAAAACCTCTCTCTGTGAGATGCCATATTCATCAGCTTTTACCTTCGACCAATAATCTTCTTGAAATTCTTCTTGATATTTGTGGAGAATCGTGGTAACACTAATCAATTCCTTGCCATTTACATAATATTTATGTGGGTCATCATGATATGTGACACCATTGAAAGTCGTGAATAGTTTATCTGGAACATTAATAGTCATTAGCGCAAATATACAACTATTTTAGTTAGTCACAATGTTTTTTTGGATAATTTGCCCAAGTTGTAGTTCTTCGAGTTTCTTTATAATAGCATCCTTATCGGCTTGAATTCCAGAATAGGGGTGAATGTGATTAATCAATGCCGTTCTAATAACCTCTAAGGCTTCGACTAAGACATCTGCACGAGCTATTGGGTGTCCTTCTTCGAATATCCTTGCTCTGTCCTCTGGTGTGACTCTAGCTGCCTTAAAACGAGGGTTTCCTTCATGAGTGATTAGCGCAATCTTATCACTCATTAATATTGAACTACTCTGATACTTATCTTCATTTCCATCAATAGGTTCGAAAACCATGTTAAGACTTGCGGGATTATCTGTATTGAGTTTCAGAACGTCTCCGTGTTCATGTTTCCCTGCTCTAATGTGGACTTCATTTAATCTTAAAACCACATCAGCATTTACTCTACCAACAATAGCAACATCAGTTTTTGAGGGATATACGCCATCGGCATCAGGATAGGTGCTCGGTGCTTTTTCGGGTTTTGTTAACCCAAGATTTGTTGTTGAAAGTGCCGTGAATCTCGAATCATATTCGATTTTCTGTGGTTGACTAATAACACTTCCAAGCCAAAACCTACTTCTTTCAGGAAATTTCATGTCTTCAAGAAAGATTCTAACCATTTCACCAACACGTGGATAAATATGGAAGAATTTCGGCAATAATGGATAGCTCCAAGGTAAGTCTTCATCAGAAGTTCTATTATCAAGCTCTGGAATCCTAACCTTAATTCTTCCACCATCGGTTTGGTCGTCAATACTAATGACTTCACCATAGAAAATCGTTCTGTTTCTAACGATACTAGCGTTTTCCTTCTTATTAGGATTGCTTGTTTGTATGATTGGTTTATCAAATCCCATTATTTTGCCAATATTTCAACTATTTTCACGTAATTTTCTTCGAGTTCCTCAAGTTTTTTTGCTTTCTCATTAATGCTAATTTCGAGTTTCTCCATTTCATAGGTATCTGCAATAAGTTCTTTCTTCAACCTATCATGCATTTCCTTAATATCGTTCCCCATTTTTTGGAGTTCAATTGGCGTATGTTTGCTTAAATCTTCCATTATTGTGCTACCCCATAACCTTTTGTAAATGTTATTGTTGAACCGAACACAGATACTGGTCCTGTTGGCGAAATACCTGCTGCCGTTAATGTTATCCCAGGTGGCACTGCCACACTGATAATCATATCTTGTTGAATGGCTTTAACTATTTCTTCAATCCTGATTCGTTCCATAATTTCATCGGGATTGATACCACCTGAAGGTAGTGCGCCAACAGGAAGTCCTGCTTCAGATTTTCTTGCAATAATACGAGAAGCTATCTTGGTTGGTGACAAACCAGCACGCAGAGGCACACCTATTAATATAAGTGGTGTGGGCACAGGTGGTGGTCCACCAACTGATGAGAGACTCAGAATTTTATCAAATCCCCCAATAATTGCTTCAATACTATTGAAATTGATTGCCATATTATTTCAATTGTTTTAGTTTTTTAATACTAATCCATTTCCATCCAATGAACAATCTCGTACATACTCTTCTAAACCAATTTGGTTTTGAAGTTGTTGCTAGTTGCGTGCCAGTCTTATCACCATCGATAAGATATACACCAACAAACTGTTTGTTTAATTTTTGGTCAACTATCATAATTTTAAGTTATTGCGTTTGTGACAGTACCTGCCACATCTTTTATTTTTGCTAATGCACCAGTGAGACTTATAATAATATCACTGTATTGATTTATTTTTTCCTTAATTACTCTCTTTATTATTGGTTTAAGTAATTTTATTAGATAAGCAACTGCGATTGCGAATATAAATGCAGCAATTGCTGCCATAACCTCTTTTGACATGCATTTTATCATTGTCTTGAAGTTCTTCATATCATTACTCGCTTTATCAATTAAAACCGTTCCGTTATTCTGTAACGAACTCATCATCCCAAGCAATGCTCTTACTTGAGGTGCTGCCGTTACTGCGAATAATATCTGCATTGTAAATATTTTAATTATTCTTTGAAAGAATCCGTCCTTAATCGTTTGTTTATTTTCAGTTGTTAGGTCTTCTGTTGTTGTGCTTCCACTTGTACTTTCCTCAATTGTCGCATCAAGTTGGTCACCAATATAGAAGGGGTCCGTTGCACCAGATATCGATGTAATTAATTTACTGAAATCATCAAACTGTAATTCAGCAGGCATTAATCCACATCCCATATCATAATTAACGACACCGTTAGCAAGTTCTTGTGCCTTTGTAAGTAGTTCTTCGTATTTCTCAGGTGCGATTACAAATGCATTATCTTCATCATCAAGAACCTGATTAAGCATGGTTTCAACTTGTAGTTCCTCATATAGTTGTTCCTCTGTCTTATTTTGTTTACTTGCGAGTGTGCCATAAATACTATCCATAACTGTACTCGTGATTTCTTTCTTATCAAGAAGTTTAACATCATCAAGATAATCACTGAAAAAGTCACCGATATTACCTGTAAAACCTGACGGTTTAATTTGAAAACTATCACCCCCAACATATTTTATTGAAAGATTACTGAAACCTTGAGCCAACCCACTATTCGAAATCGCATCATGAGCACGTTTATCGAAATTCGGTAATGAGGTGTCGTATAATAGGTCACCACCTGGTGAATTGGGAGCGACCTTAAACTTCCCCTTAACATCAATTGTCTTTACGGGAACAGTAATTCCATTTGTTTGAAAACTACTCGGCAGTGAATTGTTAGCATTTGATTGAACGAATTGTTTTTTTAGTTCGGTTTTTAATTTCGGCTCAACTTCTTCAACCAAACTACCGAACATTCCACCAATTGTTTCTTTAAGTGCGTCCGACCCCGCAACGGTTTTTAAAACATCAAGCAGAAACGGCACAATATCGTCCTTATTATTGATTGAATCAAACAAATCTGTTTGAAACGGTAGATTTGGTTGTTCAATCATGGACGTATATGAACCAATCGTGGTAAAAACCCCTCTCTTATCGTCAGCTAAACTCATTAGTTACTTTTTATTTACTCCCATTTTTTATCTCAAGCTCTGATGCAACAAAGTCAAGTAATTCATTTCTTCTATCAGTACTAACACTACCTTTTTCTTCGGTAGTAACGTTTCCACTAGATATACCACCCCCACTATTTTTATCAAAAACCACTTCCTTTAAATAACGAAGAAGCATAATCTTTTGGTCTTGGTTTTTAGCTTCGGCAGCTATAAGTTTAACGATTTGGTCACCAATTGCAGCAACTTCGCCACTTTCTTTCACTTTGGTTTCCCATTTCATGAATAATCTAGTTATCTTTGCTTTAATATTATGACTTTCATCATATATTTCCTGAAGAAGCATATTTACACTCTCTTCATTGAATTCTAATTTTTTTCTTTTTGGTCTTGCCATAATTATAGTTTTAGTACATATAAATACAAGTTTTTTTATTTCCTAATCCTCCATATAGTCAACTTTTTCCAAAAAATAGATTTCTTTAAACGGCTTAATTCCGATTCGGATTTCTTTGGTGGTCAGTCCTGTTTGTTCTTTCAAATACAACAGAATTTTGTTTTTGGCGAATTTATTGGTAACTCGTTTTTCGTACTTACCGTCAGGACTATCTTCCATAAATAAAACCTGCCAATTCCTTAACACATTAACGATTGCGTCTCCAACAAGTGCCTCATTTTTCTTTATAGTAAGGTCGTCATCAATTCGGTCTTCAATTTTTTCGATGACGGCATTGATTAGTTTTTCGAGTTGTTCTTGACTTTCCATCTCCATCTCGTAAGTATATTCGAGATTTTCATTGATTTCATCAACGTAATCATCAAAGCTCAGATTTATTTTCTTTTCACCATAACTTTTTTTACTATGGTCTTTATAATAATTCCTAATTATGGTTTGACAATAACTGAATGCCCTAGCTTTAAATAACCTGTATTTCTGACCATCACCGTTATTCACCAAAATTTCTAATTTCCCATCAGCGTCTTCAATAAGTATAAATCGGTATGCTTCAGACATCTTATCCCACTTATCATTAGCCTCGTTTTTACGTTCAATGATAAACGGTTTATATTTAACCATATGGTCAACCAAATGTGTTAACGCATTTTGTTCCACCTCTTCCATCCCATAATTTCCAATGTGAATTGGGTAACGCCTTAATATTGATTGAATCATTTTTCGAAATGGTTCAATTAATATTTGATTATAAATGTCATTCTTTTCTTCCAGCGAATCAGAAAGAATGTAATCTAAAACGGCTTGTTCCTCTCGTTCAGCAAAATATTGCTTAGTTGGTTCTACTTTCTTCATGCATTACAAATCACTAA